GCCCAGCACCGGCATTGGATGGGTTCGCCGGGGTGCCCGTCTTCAGGTGGATCATCCCAGCGAAAAGTCTCGCCTTCCCGGGCCACGTGCTCATCGCGTTCGCGCTCATCGAGGCTGCCGCGCCACTTATAGGACCGCACGCCGATGCGGGTCTGACGTTCTTCGGTCAACTGGCCGTTCAACTTGCCGACCTGGTCGCGGGCGATCAGGTCGGCCCGGCTGCGCGCTACGCCATACTCGTTGCGGATCCACTCTGCCAGCTTCGCAGTCGGTGTGCCGCTGCGCACCGCCGACACGATCTTGCCGTGCATGCGATCCAGGGCCTGCTGGGGAATCGAGCGGATCAGCTTGATGTTCTCGGCCTCCCACTGAGACAGCGCCTCAGCCAGCCACGGCTCGCCCTTGAATATGTCCACACCGTAGGCTGAGCGCAGCACCGCGTGAAACTGCGCGCGGTTGAATCGTTCGATGCCGGCGGCAAACTCCGCAATACGCTGGGCAAGGCCAGGCAATACGATCAGCGAGCCAGCCTCAAGGAAGGCGACCCGAAGCCGCTCGTACCAGCCCTCGCTTTCCGGGATATCGCGATAGTCATCCTGGCGCAGGCCGGGCAGCACCGGGATGATTACGGTCTCGCAGGCCTGGGCCACATCCCGGGCGATGCCGCGCAGATACTGCTGGTATTCGCGCTCGACAGCCGCAGGGCGCAGCCATTTGCGCGGGCGCTTAGGTTTGGTTCGCATAGTCGGCTGACCCGTCGGGACCCGCCTTGGGCTTCAGTCCGTACCGCTCCTGGGCCGCCAGATACTCGCGGGCCTCCTCTTCACTGACGACGCCCAGACCCACAGCGGTTTCCAGGGCGTTCATTTCCTGGGCCTCGGCGTCTGCGCTGGTCTTGCGCACATCGGCCCGCTCCTTCTCGGTGGGCACGCGAAGCGGCGGCCACTGGATCGTCCAGCTATCAGGCGGACTCGAGAAGCTGTCCTGGGCATAGATCAGCGAGACAATGCGCTCGAGCGCCGGTGTGGCGCGCGTGCGCTGCAGCCCCTCGACCATCTCGTGATAGCCGTCGAAATCAGCATCTCCGGTGGCATTCAGGCCGCCAGGCGAGCGTCCAAACAGGATCGTGACCGGAATACCGACTTCGGCTGACAGGCCGACCTGCTCCTCCTGGATGACGTCCTTGACGCCGCTGATGTTCGTGTCCTCGATGTGGTATTCGTCCTCGCTGTCGATGGCCACGGTGTTCAGCACACCGCGCACCTTGTCGACCAGGCTGATGCGCTTCTGAACGATCGGCTCCAGGCCGCCCTGGATCATCTCGGCCAATCCCTTCATGCCGTAGATCGCCTGCTGCTTGCGCTGCAGGATGTTGACGGACAGCCGCAGGGCCTCCAGATACCGGGTGACGGCCGGGAACGCCTGGGCGGCCACAGACCGGCCCTCCCAGGGAATGCCGCGCGTTCGGACTTTGGCCGGCAGCGGATCACCGGAAATCTCGATCAGGCGCGACTCGTGCACCGTGAAGATGGCGCCGCCGGAATGGACCCGGTAGAACTCCGGCATGCCATAGTTGGCCTTGGTCGGGTCGCCGTAGCGGCGCTCGTCGGCGCTGATGTCGTTCAGGTCGAATACGCGCAGCTCGGCAATCTGGTGGATCTTGTCGGGGTTCAGGGGTTGGTTGACCCGGCCATCGTCGGCCACGACCACGATGCCGGCGCCGCCCGTCAGGCGTGCCCAGCGCAAGCCGTCAGCCAGCGTCGGCAGGACCTTCAGGCGATCGAGCTCGTCCTTCAGACGGCCGTCATCGCCCTCGACCTCCACACCACGCGCCACGGCCTTGTCGGCGGGCATGTCGATGACGCGCGCGTACAGGCCGCCGCGCGCGTACAGCAGGCCGGCGTCCTGGACCGCATAGGCCAGATCAAACCGGCGCGGGCCGATGAGCGCACTCTCGTAGCCGTCGAGTCGAATGGGTTGAGTCATTGTGCCAATGCCATGAATCGTTCGATGCCGTTGCCGCCCAGCATGTCCGCCGCGCAGTCGGCCAGGGTGTCGACCTGGTCGTCGTGCTTGTGGCTGTCGGTTGCCGTGAAGGCCTCGCACTCGGCCACGAAATCAGCCACCCAGGGCGCGTCCTCGGGCAGCGCCACGAAGCCGCTTTCCAGGTGACCCTGGATGTCCATCACGCGGCTGTACTTGTCCTGGCCGCGCAGGCGCTGCAACTCCTTGACCGGGATGTGATGCTTGGTCTTCAACTGCTGAATAAGACCGGTGCCGCTGGACTTGTCCTCGATCGCGAAATATCGGAAGACCGCGCGCGGGTAGTCGGCGGCAGGCTTCCATTTCGCCCACACGTCGCGGGCCGTCTGCTCGAGCGCGACGGCATCGAACTTCCCGCGCACGCAGTCGAGCAGGTACACGCGGCCGTCCTCGCCCATGCCGGCGTGCAGGAAGACCGTGTAGTCGTTGTGTTCCTTGGCCTTTTGGGCCGTGTCCACGTAGGCCGCCCGCCACTTGAGCGGCGGCACCGTGCGGTAGCGCGGAAACCAGGCTCCCTTGATGATGGCGCCGCCCTGGGGCGTGGGCCGCTGCTGCATCTGTCCGCTGAAGACGTAGGCATTGGCCCGCTTCAGGCGCTTGAGGTCGGCCACCGTGTGTTTGGCCGGCCACAACGCGCGCTCGGTGGGCTGGTCCTCGTCGATCAGCGCCTCGAGGCAGACATGCTCCCAGGTCTCACCGTTGCCACCGGCCAGCAACCAGCCGGCCAGGTCCTCCTCATGCAGGCGCTGCATGATGACGATGATCGGCGTGTCCGGGCTGTTACGCCGCGACTCCAGGGTGTTCTGAAACCAGTCGATGACGCCCTTGCGGATGACGTCTGACGTTGCCTCGTCGGGCTTGTGCGGGTCATCGATGATGATGGCGCCGCCAAAGCCGGGCCGCGCCTTACCTGCCCCAAAGCCGGTAATCGTGCCGCCCGAGCCCGCCGCGTAGACCACGCCGCCGGCGGTCGTGCGCCAGTCGCCCTTGGCGTTGCTGTCGGCGCGGATCCCGACGCCCGGGAAAATCTGCTGGTATTCCTCGTGCTTGACCAGTTCGCGCGCGTTCGCGGCGTTCTGCACGGCCAGCGTGGCCGCGTAGCTGGTGTGGATGAACTCGGCGTCCGGATGCCGGCCCAGGGCCCAGGCCATGAAATTGACCACGGCCAGCTCGGTCTTCGAGTACCGCGGCGGTACGTTGATGATGAGCCGCTTGCACTCGCCCCGGTAGACACGCATCAGGGCATCACAGATGACCTGGTGATGATCGCCACGCAGCCAGGGGAAGTTACGCCGCGCCAGGAACATGTACCGGGAGAAGTAGTACAGGTCCTCCCGCGCCAGCGCACGCCCAACGAACCGCTCCTCGTCGGATAGGTCGTTGAACCGCATGGCATCACACCTTTTTCAGCATCTCCTGCGCGATCGATGCGAATTCGTCTTTGTCCATAGTGATCGACTGAATGGGTCCACCGCCCTTGCCCGTCATCTCGACCTTGGTGGGGAACATCCCCAGGTGCCGCCCGAGCAGCTCCAGGTTCTTGATCTTGTCGGGCCACTTGATCTTTTTCAGGATCCCGACCATCTCGCGCTCGTCGCCGCGGCCCTCGAACATCTCGGCCAGGTCAAAACCGCTCAGGTACTGACGCCAAACCCGGGGCCACTCGCTGACAGGCTTGAGCGCCATGTCGTCGGTCATGATGTCCAGCACGTCCATCTGGTCGATCTCGACCATGCGGGCCAGGACGTAATCCTGGTCGATCTCGGTGCGCTGGGACCGGGCGGCCTGGGCTTCGGATACGGCAGCCTGAACATGCGGCAACGCCAGCAGCTCGGCGGCACGCTGCTTCGCGGACCTCTGGCTGTAGCCGGCGCGGATCGCGGCTTGCGTGGCGTTCAGGTCCTTGAGGTATTCCTCGACGAAGCGGGCCTGCTTGGGGGTGATTCGTGGTGCCATAATGCTGGTTCATTCACACGGGAGACGGGTCTATGCCTCAGGAAAACATCATCATCGTTTTCAAGATCGAATCCGAGAAGGTTTTCAACGTCACGGAGCGCCACACGCACGTCGGCGGCCATCCCCTGCCCAACATCGGCGATGCCGTATTTCTCCAGCCGTCAGTCGAGCATTCCGGAGATTTCGTGGTGACGAGCAGGAAGTTCAACTACACGCCACAAGGCCGCCTAGAGGCCGTTGAAATCACCGTGAAGTGAGAACGCAAAACCCCGCTCGATGGCGGGGTTCGTTTTCTCAGGGCGCAACTCGCCCACCCGAATTGTCCCACCTTCTGTCCCACTTTTGGGAAACTTCATGTCCCACTTTCCAAGCATAGGTGGCGAACCCGCCGCGACGCGCCGCCGGCTCAACACGGACATGCCCGCTATCAACCAGCGACTCCAGGACACGCAGCACACCTTTGCGCACCCGCTGTCGATCCGGGCCGGCCGCCTGGGGTGCCACGTACCGCACGATGTCACCCATGCGAAAGTGCCGGCCAGGGTACGGCCCCATCAGGTCCATGACCTCCTTCGCATACTTCACCGCAACACCTCCTTCTCAACCCGCGCCCGGAACCCTTCCAGCAGCCGCGTGTAATCCTCCTGGCGCAGCACGGCGCCGGTCACCTCCTGGATCCAGCGCCGCGCCATCGTGCGCCGACCGTCGGCCGACAGGTCGCCGAACCAAGAGTTTTTCCGCGTGTACTCGGCCTGAATCACCATGGCCTCGTGCCGCGGCAGGCGTTCGTACAAGGCCTGCACCGCCAGGGCGTGGTCAACCATGATGGGCCGGTGGTCGTCCTCCTGCGGCACGTAGCGGGCCATGTTGCCTGGCGTCTCGCCGGTCCAGCACCAGCGCGCCCAGTTCCATAGCAGGTCGTGGCCGGTCAGGTGGCGTTCTTCGTAACTCAATCCCTAGCCTCCCGGCCGCCCAGGCCTCCGTTGTTGCCGATGCCGCCCATGCTGATCTGGCGCGGCAGTGCATCGATTTCAGCGGCACGCGGGTGCTTGGGCGGCGCCCACGGCCTGGACCGCAGCGGCTCATGGGTGCGCGCCGGCACGCGCTGGCCGGTGGCCACCGATTTCGCGCGCGGCTGCAGGCCGGACACGCGGTTGAAATAGTCGATGGCATACTCGCCGGGCACGGGCGGCGCAAACACCTTCTTGGCGCGCTCCAGCAGCGTTGCTGCGGTGTCCCAGGACATGCTGGGTATACCGGCGTCGGTCAGGGCTCGGGCGATGTTGGCCTTGGCTTCGTTCAGCGCCTGGCGCTGGGTGTTGTCGTAGGGCATCAACGGACCTCCTGCGCGGCGATTGGAGCGACGATGACCGACACGCCGGGCCGGGCGCGGTAGCGCTTGCGCACCAGCAGATCAACCACTTGGGTGTCGTCGCCCCAGATCACGCCGTTGATAGCGTCGAAGACAGCCTTCACGGTGTTGTCGGCGTCCGGTTTCGTGGTGGGCAGCAGTTGGTCGGCCGCAGCCTGGGCCTGCTTCTTCTTCGACCAGGACGCCGGAATGGGCAGCGCGATCTGCATGACTACGGACACGGCGCCAGCGAATAGCGCTCGGCCTGCCATGGCCTGCGATGCCGCCAGCGCCACCGTGGACTCGTAGCTGGCGGTCTTCTCCGGCGTATACATCCGCACGAACTTGCCGCGCGCCACGGCACGGGGCCGGCCCTTGCCCTGGGGCTTACCGGGGACGAAGAAATGGACGCCGGTCGGTATCGCCCCGGTATCGAGGTTCCCGGCCTTCTGAGCGATTTCCAGGCCCTGCTCATGCGCAGGTACTGCCCCACCCGTTTTATCGCCGCCACGGGCCTGGATTTCAGCCAGACGGGCATCAGCAGATCGCGGAAACGCCAGGTCTTGCATGCTGGGCAGCGGGTCATGAAAAGTCACGGTGTCACCTTGTCGATGGATTGATTGAATTGCGCGCGGCGGTCTTCGAGCCAGGCCCGGCGGGCTTCGGAAATTTCGATACCGACACGGTCGAAATCCGGGCAGTGACGCAGAAACGTGGCGCTCTCGAAGTGCCCGACGCCGGTGGCGAGCGCGCACTGGCCGTAACCTTGGCTGGCCATGCCGGCGTGCCCGCGCAGGGAA